CGCTGCATCAAATCATCAAAGTAAACTTTTTTAAAAGCAGAACCTGCAAGGGGAAGATAAAATAACATTTGGTCAAACTCAGGAGTGTATTCTTCCATTACTTCTGTGACCATATAATTCATAAAATCTTTAACTCTTTGAGCTTGTTCTGCCTTAGCTGGTGTTGAGTCACCAACTATCATTGTTTTTACTGGGCCATCTGATGGTAAAAGTTCTTTATAAGCTTGTGCTTGAAACTGTGTAACTGATTCTGCCAATAAAGGATGTGTTACACTTGATGCACCTTTAAAAGGTTGTCCTTCGTTTTCATATTTAAAACCAAGAAGATCAAGACCTGATGTATATGCTTTTTCCCAATCTCCTCTTGATTCTTTGTCTTTTTTATAATCAGAAATTAATTGTGATGCAAGTGAAGTTAAAACTCTATCGTCAAGATTTTCAGCTAGGTTTGCAAAAAAATCTTCCTGAACTTCTTCTTCAACAACTTCAGGCTCACCTTCTTCAACTTCAACATCAACAGGTTGTTCCTGTTCTTCCAAAATATCGTCTTCGTCCATTAGTATATCCTTGTTTTTTTTGTTCTTGCAAGTTTAACAGGGACTTCAACAAAGTCACCTTCTTTTTTTTTCATTGCTTCAGGTATTACTTGATAAGGTGCTAATTTTACTACATCACCAGCAATATCACTAACAGGTAAAGAAAACATTTTTCTTGATTTATATGCTTTGCGAAAAGCCTTATTTTTTTTTTCAATTGATTCAATTCCACTTGTATTTTTTCTTAACTTTACACGTTTGGGTCCTTCAAAAAAAGCATCCTCAAAATCATTTCCAAGAATTACATCATCAAAATTAAATCTTTCTTCTAAACTTTTACTTTTTGCCATGGGTTATACTACCATTTAAAAATGTCTACGACTAGACCACCCTTGCTCTTGTAAATCTTAAATCTTTTTGTTTTCATTTCGGGTGTAATTACAAGAGCTGGTATTTCATAATAATTTGCAGGATCCTCACCCGCAATTTCTTTAATTTCTCCACCATTACGTGCCTGTGCTCTTTCCGCTTCTGCTCTTGAAGAATAAGCACCTACATGTTCCTCTCTAACTATTCTCTTTGATTGCGCTCTATCTTGCATTGGTCTTACCACTTTAAATGGTTTCTCGGGATCACTTTTTGAGATAGCACGCATGTCAACACGGCCACCATATTGCTTTGCAAATTGTTTCATTGCTTTTACAATTGATCCTTCAGGTAAAGGTGGTATTTTTTTACCCTCAGCCTTAGCTTTTTTCTGCACGGCACTTTCTCCCTTTGTCATACCATAAAAATTTTCAATGCCTTCTTTGCCAGCATTAGGGTGCTTAAAATTATGTAGGTCACTAGCTGTATTTACAGCAACAAAATCTAAATCATCTTTTATAGCTTTTTTAACAAGAACTTTTATGGCATGTTCAGCATACTCATCTTTATCTACAAAAGGTTGGTAGACTTCTGATTTGTTTTCTATGTCTTGCAAAGTTGATTGATCACCTCTTTTAGAAGCTCTAACCAAAGTTTGCATATCACTGTTTAATTTTCTAAGTTCTTCTCTTTCTTTCATCGTCATGTTAACACCTTTATTTGATAATTCTCTAGCTCTTGGTGCTAATTCACGAATTCTCTCTTGACTCAATGCATTTTGAAATTTGACGTTAAAAGGATTAATTCTTGGTTTTTTTCTCTCGCTTTTTTTTCTTTTGGCTACAGCTTGAGCTATATCAGCCTGAATTTCATCAATTGTTATGCCCTTCATATCAGGATTATAATAATCTGAACGTATGCCGTATCGTGCAAAATACAATTGATCCACACTTTGAGGTCCATCCTGATAATGACTTTGCTCATCTCCTCTAACACTTGCGTCAACGGCCTTAGGACGTCTGCCTACATAAGTGCCGGGTCTAGGTCTTATGTTAACAACAATTTCTCCCGTTGCCTCTGCTCCTGCAAGTTTGTATTCTTTATGTTGTTGGTATTTTGTTTGCACTTCACGTAAAGGTTGTCTGAATATTTTTTCATAATCATCGGCAATCTCTACTGCAAGAGCCTGAGCCTCTTCTTTTGCTTTGTTGGGCATAGTTTCTTGCATGGTACGGAGAGCTTTAGCTGTTTTGGGATACAGCGTGTTAGGATCATATAAACCTTGAGCTTGAGCTATTTCATCTACGACATTTATTTTTTTGTCTATTCTATTTTGTAATTCTCTTTGCACTGATGCTCTATTGTTACCAAATAGGCTCTGTTGCCCCCCTTCAGCAAAGTTATCATGCAAATTTTGTCTCTGGTTAATTAATCTCGTAAATGTTGTATTTGCAGCATCATCAGCTTGCAACAGAAAATTTCTTTTTATGTCTGCATCTTTTATTTCACTAGATGCTACTGTTTTTAGTTTTGGTACTACATTTTCGACATCGTGTTTATAAGACTCTGTCAGTTTATCATAGAACCTATCAATTTTTTTTATGGTCTGAATAGGTACACCATATTCAGTTACTTCAAGTCTTGCTGCTGGTGTGTTCTCAGCCATTTCAAGTAGCAACTTTTTACTTATCTTTACATCAGAATCTTTGGCTGCTTTTAACAAACCACCAACTAATTTGTTGCCGTCAAACTTGGCGATGTTAACATCTTCTAATTCTTGTTTAGTAACACCAGCCTCAATGTTTTGATAACCTGGTGTTTTATATCGTAACCCTGCCATTCTTTGTGGGTTACTCAACTCGGCGATCCATTGGTCAGCTGACAATGATTTTTTTGCTGGATGTAAAGCTATAAAGTCATAAAGAGTTGAACCAAAATTATAAGTAGGATCTCTACGACCAATATTTTGATCCGTAGCTGTATTATAATCAGGGTTATTAACCTTACCCCCAAATGTTAAAGGTTCTTTAATAACTCTTTTTTTTATATCCTCCATCTCATCTTGTTCGGCACGAAGAGCTTCTTGAGCTTTACGCATTTCAGGAGTCATAGTTAAATCGGTAGATTTATTGTCCTCAACAATTTCGTTTAATTTTTTTACTTCTTGCTTTGATGCAAAATTATCTACACCTCTTGTAAATTTTTTATCGTCATCTCTAAATAAACTTTTTATACCACTAGCAATTTTTCTTCTAGCACGTGGTATAGCCAGAGCCGTTGCACCAATACCACCTAATATTGTAAAGAGATTGACACCTTCTTCATTTTGATTTTCTTCAGCCATAATATCTATATTCCTTCGGAGGTCTATCTTCGTTATCTACATAGTCTGAGTATAACTCAACAAAGTTGCCTTGGCGATACCTTAGTAACGCTTGTGTGGTTGAATCAACATAATCATCATGTGAACCATTGGGGAAAGCAGCACACTCTTCAATAACCTCTTCTGCAAAATGTTCACCATACGGATACCATACAGCACCACTTTCAAAAATTGGTGATGTCGCATTTACACGTGTGTGTTTGTCATTACCCTTACTTGGTACGAAAGGTATCACAGGTATACCCATTCGTCTAAATTCCTGAGTTAAAGGTTCACCACTAGCTTTCTGCTCAATAATTATACTTTCGGGTTCCCAATACTTATTCGCATCTAAAGCGACTGCTTTCAATTCTGGAAAATCATATTTACCTCGTAACGCATCAAGTAAAATTATATTGGGTCCCCCACCTTCATCTGGTGTAAAAACACCCCATGTTGTAATTGCAGAATAATCAGCCGTTTCTCTTTTACTGAACGCTGTATCATAACTTTGTATAACATGCATCAAATTAGGTATGGGTCCTTTCCAAGGTCGCCACCATTCTCGTTTTAAAATTGCACCTTCTTCACTGGTAGGATTCTGCATATACTGAGCCGACCAGTTTCGTATCGGTAATGATGCTTTGATCTTTTCTAATTCTTCTAAGTTCCAGTACTCAGGCCACACAGGGTTCCCTGAGCCGAGTATCGCGGGAAAAGATATCTGACGCCATTCATCAGCTTTCGGTTCAGTTTGAGCCTTCAATAAACGACCCGTTAAATCATCCTCTGCCCATCTTGTCATAACAAGTAAAATTGAGCCTCCGGGTTGTAAACGTTGTCGTGGTCCTGAAGCATACCATTCAAAAGCTCTGTCCATTGCCATGTCGGATAGTGAGTCTTGTTCCGTGTGTGGATCATCAATAATCAATAAATCCGCACCACGGCCCGTGATGGACGCACCGACCTTTGAATCCTCTCGCAGTTTAACATCACCAAAAATTTGTTTGTACTCTGGAGAACCAACAATATTACGAACCTTAGAACCGAACCTTACCGCAAGTTCTGTGTTGTGCGACACTTGCATTATTTTCATTTTAGGAAACTTCCCTATCATCCATGCTGGAAAATAAATTGAAGCAAATTCTGATTTAGTGTGTCTTGGAGGCATATTGATAATGAGCCTCCCTTTTTTATTAGCAGCAATACTTGTAAACTCATTTGCTATGATTTGATGATGACCCCAATTATCCTGTTTACTGGTTTTACGATATATAAAATCAGGCCACATCTCTTTTACAAAATACAAAAAGTTATCTTGGCAAAGTTTGATGTTTTTTATTAAGAGTCTCTCAACTTCAAGTCTTAGCTTGTCCGTTGTCAAATTAGAATATGACATAAAACTACTATAATAGAACCCATACGAAAATGCAAATATATGTATGTATTGATCTTGCCGTAAGGCGTAGTTGGTGCAAGAACCTACATCTTGTATGTGGGAAACCAAGAACATACTAGATATTGTGTTTGGATAGGATTTAGAGCCTCTTTTTACATCTGGCGCGCGCGATCGCGCTGCAGGTAAAACAAGCTGCCAGACCAGTAAGAGCAGCAATTTATTATGGGAACGTGGGAATGTAGATTAATGTGGGAATGTGGGAATTTAATTGAATGTGGGAATGTGGGAATTTAATTGAATGTGGGAATGTGGGAATGTAGTAGACAAAAAAAAAGGGATTAGATAACTAATCCCTTTTCTTGATTATAGTAAAATACTTACCTCACTATATGGATACGGACTTGAGCAATAGCTTGCTCTACCTCAGACCATAACTCTTTTGCTTGGTCAGTATGTTGATATTTATTACAATGAACAACAATTATGTCCTCTAATACTTTTGCAACAAGAGCATTATTTAAATGTTGTCTTGGATTGTCATTAATATTAGTTTGGTTTCGTTGTTGGTCAACCTCACTACTATCATTGATAGTAGTGAGATTAGTATTTCTGATTTCATCAAGTAAGTTATTTGGCATTTTCAACTTCCTTAATTTCATATCTTATTTCTACCGATTTTGTAGGAACAAGACATTCTGCCCAAATATGGGGATACTTTTCTTTTAGTTTTTTAGTATCTACTCTACCGGAAATCAAGATAGGATTTTTATTAGCATCAAGTAATTTTGTACCATCACCTTTAAGAGCATAACTTGATGCTTTAGTAATTTTACAAATTTTGGCATCAACAGTTAAACTTTTTGATACCTTTACTTTTGAAACTTCTAACATAGAAGTATTTAATTTCTCAAATAATTCTAATACTAAAGGTTTCATATTACTTAATGTTTTTTGTTTATCCAAAACTTCTTGTTTTGATAAACCATAGTGAACAAGAAATTCCTTATCTTTTTTAGTAAGAGTAAAGGATTTTTCTTTTAGTTTTAATTGTGTCATAATTTTGCCTTTCTTGGTTAATTGTTGACAATTATAATTAAACCATACTTTGAAAGAAAAAAAAAGTTTTTTTTTATTTTTTTTTTTATTTTATTTTTTTATTTTTTTATTTTTTTTTTAAGCTGCAGTCTCCCGTGCGATTGCTGGCGGGCTGCACATAATGAAAAACCAAAACGGGAACGGGAACGGCAAACGGGAACGGGATTTTATCTGTACATTAAAATAAAATAGAGAACTGCTAGGTATATACCTAGCAGTTCAAGGAAGGAACTTATTAGCAATTTGCTTCCTCGTCTAATCTTTCGTGAATTTCTTGTTTAATATCCTCTGGAAATTCTTCAAAATAATCCATTAAAATATTATATGCTTTTTCAAAATCTGGTTTTTTTAACATATAGAACACCTCCTAAATTATTGTTGACTTCTTTATTATATAAGATGTCAAATAATACGCAAGAAAAAAATTATTTATGTCGAACTTTCGGTACTTTTGGATTTCGCCACGCTGCGCCCGCGGGGAAGCTCCTTG